AAATGCAACCATATGTATCATACGAACAGGCGCAAATATTATTAGAAGAAATGCAAAACGGCAACATGCCAACCGATACCGTATACAAATTTATTAGTAAGGGTAAAAATGGCGGTTTGTTCAGCTGCGTAATTGAGTACAATGAATACGATCAACAATTTTATTTAAAGGCGACAAACGTTTCGAGAGAACAATTTAAATTACCACAAAATTATCAATTACCACATGGTTATACAATGCAAAATGTAACACAAATAAGTGAGATACCATCAACCGATATTGTTGTGTGTGTACTTGGTAGTGGCCGCCCCGAATGTGGTTTAATCATGGTATTAAAACCGTTTGGATTCCATGGCCGTTATCCGTGTAATTTTTTAATGCGTGGCCGTTTCAGCAATCGCATTTGTGAATTATCGGATGATGAACACGCACAAATCGCATTATTCGTAAACAATTTATAAACAACCAACCCGGTTTGTTTTGCGTGGTACAAATCAACCTATACGCGATGTGTGCCACGTAAAATAAACCACCAACCGAGGTAACAAAATGAACAAACAACAGGCGCAACAGCTCGGCACAACGATCGGCCAATGTATAATGGCATTGGGCGGTGCAATGTTAATATTTCCAGCGTTTAAGGCGTTGGCATATCTGGCAACCATTTACAACACACTATAGAGGTACAAAATGTTAAACATGGAAAATACAAAACACCGCCAATTGGTAAAACAGTATGGGCGCACCGTGGCCAAAAAAATGTTGGCGGGCGGTGGGTTCGCGGCAACGTTACATGCCGCGGTGGATGCATCGGATTTTACCCGAGTACAATTGGCAAACGAGATCCATTGTAGTAAACCCGCATTGGATAAATGGTTAAACGGTACACAATACCCCGCGAGCCATTTCTTATTGCGTATATGCGTTGCGTTATATGCGGTGTATGATGATTATGGCAACATCATTAACAACGATGTGGTAAATGAACATTGCGCCGCGTTTATGCGGTTGCAATCATTGGAGCGTTAAAATGTGGAAATCAATACATACGGGATTAATTGCGGGGCCGCCGGTTGCGATGGGCCGGCCTCGGTTAGCTCGTTCGGGCCATGCGTACACGCCGCCCAAATCACGCGAATACATGCAACACGCGATCGATACGATTACAAATGATTGGGGGGATGCGCCGCCATTGGCCAACATGCCGTTAAAATTGTGCGTGCAATTCATCCACCGCCGGCCGGCTAGGATCAAAGGCCCTGGGCGCGTGTTGAAAACAACAAAACCCGATATTGATAATTTGATCAAAATGGTGATGGATGCCATTAGCAAATCGGGCGTATGGGTTGATGATAATTTGGTGGTTGAGATACAAGCCACGGATTATTACGCCAACGCATACGAAACACCGCACACCATGTACACAATTTACAACCACCAACCCGAGATACAATAACATTACAGGGTTGTATATTCCATCCGAGGCAAATAATGGAAATTACAACATTTACACACATGTTAAACACGCGGGGCCAACGGCAAATATGCAGTGATACACAATTGGCCCGTGCGTTAACAACCCCCGTTGCCAGTGGGCAACAAAAACAACACATCCCGATGTGGTCACCAACCACGTTTAACGGTACCCGATCCAAAGCCAACGCCGTTGCCATTAACTGTTTGGTGTACGATATGGATGATGGGTTAACCGCATTTGATACGTGGCGGTTGTTTGGTGATTGGGCCGTGATAGCTCACACATCATTTAGCCATAAACCGCATTGGCACAAATACCGCGTTATTTTACCGTTGGCCAATCCAATACCGGCCACCGATTGGGATCGCGCGGCCACCGCCGCCAATGAGCTGTGGATCGATGTGGTGGGCCGTGGTATGCCCGATCAATCCGCAATCAATGATGCGGCGCGCGGTTATTACCGTTACACCATACCCGAGGCAACACGCACGGCAAAACATCCAATGCACACCGCGCATTACCACCAAACGGCGGTGCATTTGGGTGTGCCATATCTCGATTTGGATTACAGCCACGTACCGGTGCCAAAACGATTTGTGCGCCCCAAACCGATGCAAACCACGTTGCGAGGTACGGAAACAAAAACGGTTCGCATGGCGATGTTGGATCCCGGTGTGCGGTTAGCTGTTGCAAATCAAATTGGGGCCACGGTTAACGGTAACAATGTACGCAACATCACGTGCCCAAATTGCGCCCATAACGAGGTGTATTACACAATCGATCCGGAAACAATCGGCGGCGTTGTTTGGCCCCGTTGTAACCGGCAAAACAAATGCGGGTGGTTTGGCACCCTCGAGGATCTGTTAAAATGAATCAAAATATCAAATATTCAACATTGGGCAATGCAGTTATAAACGCCGCCAATGCCAATGGTAAAACGGTGGCCCAAATCGCGCAATATTGCGATGTACAACCCGCCACGGTGCGCCGGTGGTTGCAACACACGCACACAATGCCATTTTACCGTATTTACGAGCTCACGGCGGCCATTGCCAAGGATCCCGATCAATATGAGCGTTTGATCATGGATTTGATACGGGCGCATTACGATTACGAATTTCACAAACGCAAAACGAGGGTAACAAAATGATTAATTTACATTTGGGTGATAGCTTGGCGGCAATGCGGGCCATGGATGATAACACGTATGATTTGGCGATAGTGGATCCGCCATACGGATTAGGCAACAAAACATACGGTGGTAAAGATCCCAAAAAAACCAGAAATAGCCAAACAAAATTTGCAGCTCATGATTGGGATAATGAGATCCCGCCACCGGAATATTTTGATCAATTGCGGCGCATATCTCGTAACCAAATCATTTGGGGCGGTAATTATTTCCCTGTTAATTGTTACAGGTGCTTTATTGTTTGGGATAAAATGACGTACGTACCAACCATGAGCCAAGTAGAATTAGCGGTAACCAGTTTTAACAGCCCGGCGCGATATGTAAAAATAAACAGTACCGATCCCAACCGGATGCACCCAACACAAAAACCGGTGGCGTTGTACCAATGGATATTGGATAACTATGCAAACGAGGGCGATCGCATCATTGATACGCATTTGGGATCGGGATCCATTGCCATCGCATGTTACAACAGCGGTTACGCCTTGGATGCGTGGGAAATAGATCCCGAATACCACGCAAACGCCGTTGCCAGATATCAGGCACACACGCGCCAATTAAAATTGTTTTAAGGAGGTAACACAATGATTAATTTACATTTGGGTGATAGCTTGGACGCCATGCGGGCCATGGATGATAACGCGTATGATTTGGCAATTGTGGATCCGCCGTACGGGATGGATAAACAATCATGGTTGGGCGGTGGTTTAAACGGCGGTGGGCAATATGGCGACCGCGCATTTTTTGCCCACCATGGTAAAGCGGATGCGTGGGATAACGCACCCACCCCGGAATATTTTGATCAATTGCGGCGTGTATCGCGTAACCAGATCATTTGGGGCGGTAACTATTTCCCGAGTATTTGGGCGCACGGTGGCCGTTGCGTTATTGCGTGGGATAAATGCCAACCGTGGCCCAATTTCTCACAAATTGAGCTCGCTTGGACATCATACAACAAACCGGCCAAATTGTTTAAATTTGATAATCGTACCAAGGGCAAGATCCACCCAACACAAAAACCGGTGCAGCTGTACCAATGGTTATTGGATACGTTTGCAAACGAGGGGGATCGCATCATTGATACGCATTTGGGATCGGGATCTATCGCCATTGCATGTTACAATGCCGGTTACGCCTTGGATGCGTGGGAAATAGATCCCGAGTATCACGCAAACGCCGTTGCCAGATATACAGCTCACGCGCGCCAATTGAAATTATTTTAAACAAAATGCGTTTTTTACTTGCATACATATGTACACACATGGTATATATAAGTATACCCAATGAGGGGTTACAAAACAACCGAGGCAAAAAATGGAAACAATCACTTTTACACACAATGGCAAAACAATACCGGCAACATTGCAATTAGAACCAACAATTACTGGTTACAACGTACGGATTACGTTGCGCAATGGTTTAACCGCATCGGTGTGTGCCGTGCAACGCAAATGGCATTTTGAGTACAACGGCCATAAATTTCCACCGTTTGCTAATGAAGAACTTAACCAAAAAATGTTGGCCTTTAAACGCCGCAACAAATAACAACCAACGGGCCCCGCGGGGCCCATTAACCAACCATACGAGGCAAACGATGGTACAAACCAAAATACAACCAACCGCACAACGTTTTGCGTTGTTTATGTGGGTTGCGGGGCAATGGGCGTATGTAAACACATATGCAACATTGCAAGCGGCCACCAAACACGCAAACCAAGTAAAAACCAACCGGCGCATGTATAACCAGCTACGCAACCGGGCATTGCATCGGATAAAATACCCAATCGTTGGGGGTGCATAATGCAACGAATCATAATCAACCGGCCGTTAACACAACAACACATGGCAATATTGTTTGCGGTGATCTCCAAAACCAAGGCGCACGATCACCGGTACGTGTTCACCAACGTTATTTGCGAGGGTGGCACCGAAACATTGATAATTTACCACCATCACATAATCGGGTGGGCAATTCAGGAGCTGGCACAATGACGTTTTACGAGTGGTTAAATACCAAATTACAGAATTTAGAATTGACCCGCACGGCGTTTGCACAAATTGCGGGCGTTGGGTATCAAACGTTACACCCGTGGCGGTTAACGCAATTCGATCCAAACATGTTAACATTTTTGCGTATTTGCAATGCCATTGCAACGCTAACAAATCAACCATTACAGGCCGTTATAACCGAGGCCATACCGTACACAATTGCACACAATAAGGTAGTATCATGAGCAAAATATTAACCATTGCCGAATCATTGGGCCATAAAATCGATCGTTCACATTGCCCCGCCTCGGGTCACCTGGACACGTGGCACAAACTAACAAAAAACCCCGCAAAATTCGATGCCGATGGCAACATAACCAAATTGCCCACCGCGATTTGTAGCCGCCACAATTTGGCGTTGATCCTCGAGGGGGATCCCAAATATGAAACATTGCAATATTGCGTGCAATCCGATCGTGTGTTGTATCACGGGGCCATGTTAGAACCGTGCGACATTGAGCAAATAGCGTTGGATCTCGAGCGTGATTACAGATTGAAAACCAAAGACACATTTTTGGTTGGGTGCATAATCCGCGTTGCCAACCAAAACCGTGTTGAGCCCATCCGCGCATGGTTGGAATCATTGCCGGCGTGGGATCCCGATGTGGATACACCACGCATTGCCGGTATGTTTGATCAACGTTGGGGGGTTGAGGTGCCAAACGGTACACAACCGTTTTACGATATGTTGGCCGTACGGTTTATGGTATCGTTGGTTGCCCGAATCATGGATCCCGGTTGCGATGTACACACGGTGTTAACGTTGGTTGGCCCAAAAGGGATGGGTAAAAGCCGCGTATTACGCGCATTGGCGGGGCAAAAATGGTTTAGTGATAGCAATATCAACATTACCAATAAAAGCGCATACGAGTTAATCCACCAATCGTTGGTGTGGGTGTGGGAGCTGGCCGAAATGCACGCGCTGCACGGCCGATCGGCAAACAATGCCAAAATGTTTTTAACATCCCCCGCGGATCGTTACCGGCCAACATGGGGTAAAACCCCCGTATTGCGCAAACGGCGTACGGTGTTTGTTGCAACCACCAACGATATGCAATTTTTAACGGATGGCCCCGAGCGGCGTTTTTGGCCGTTGCAAATCGTGCGCCCTGTTGATGTTGATTGGGTGGCAACAAATCGTGTTGATCTATTTCGTGAGGCGTTGCACGAATACAATAACGGTATGCAATGGCATCTAACACCAAACGAGGCCGCCGAATTGGAGCGCATCCAACACGCATACATTGTTGCCGATCCATGGGCCGTAACCGCACAAAAGGTATTGCAAGCGGCAAACGGGCCACATGCAAACCCCGAAATGCCGGCAACCACCGATGCAATATTGGATGCGTTGGATGTACCGATGGGCCAACGGCATGTGGGATTATCGCGCCGGATCTCGCAAATATGCCGTGATCTCGGTTACCGTACCAAACAAACCAAAACGGGGCGGGTGTGGGTCAATGATTAAAATAGGTTCATTATTTGCCGGCATTGGCGGGTTTGAGCTCGGTTTGGAGCGCGCATTTGGTGATGCCACAACGGTTTGGCAAGTAGAACAAAATGCGTTTTGCCAAACCATATTGGCCAAACATTGGCCCAATGCAACAATACACAACGATGTGCGCGAAGTGGGCGCACACAATTTACAACCGGTGGACGTTATATGTGGTGGATTTCCATGCCAAGATATCAGCACCGCCGGCAAACAACGGGGGATTATTAAAGATGAAACAAGATCGGGTTTATGGTGGGAAATGTGGCGAATCATTAGCGAGCTACGACCACGAATTGCAATATTGGAAAACGTGCCAAACATTGTTGCCATGGGGGGATCCGAGGTGGTCGGATCCCTTGCCACCCTCGGGTATTGTGTTGAATGGGGTATTATATCAGCTGCACAATGCGGCGCACCCCACCAACGCCGGCGGTGGTTTTGCGTTGCATATACCCCCGAGCAGCCAAACCCAACACGGGTTATTGCCAACGCCAACGGCCACGGGATGCGAACACAAAACCCAATACAAACAGGGCGGCCGCCCGTTAATGTACATGATACAACGGGGGATGTTGCCAACACCGGTTGCACATTTGGCAAAAGAGACCGGCGCACCCTCCGAACACCGGCGAAATTCAAAAACATTAAGCGCAATGATGGATGTAAAACATACTGGCAACAATCCCAACCGCCTAAACCCACAATTTGTACAATGGATGATGGGATTCCCGGAGGGGTGGATCGATCCCAATGGCGAGCCATGCGACGAATTGAAAAAGAACAATTAAAGGCGTTGGGCAATGCGATCGTGCCTCAGTGTTCACAATGGATCGGCCAACGTATTGTGCAAGCTGGTTTGTTGGATGATTTGATAACATAACGGCCGGCACATAATACGTTGCATATTTTGGCTATATTGTACCCACCAACACACAACACGGGGGTATGGTATGGCCAAATTGGTTTTTATAGATACGGAAACAACAGGGCTCGATAACAGCCGCCACGAAATAATTGAAATCGCGGCGTTGATTGTATTGGATGATGGCACCAAACAATTTTGGCATAAACGCATTGCGCCGGCACACATCGCCACGGCGGATCCGGTGGCATTGGAGATCAACGGATATACACCGAGTGATTGGGCCAACGCGCCCGAATTTAAAGATATTGCGGATGTATTCGGCATTATGTTGGATGGGTGCGTGGTGGTTGGCCATAACGTGGCATTTGATATTGGCTTTATAAACAAGGCGTTTAAGCGATGCGGGCACCGCATACCACGTTTGCGTGGCATTGATACCATTACCCTCGTACATGAACATTTAACGCCGATTGGTTGCCCCGATTTATCAATGGATACGGTGCGGGCGTTTTTGGGATGGGTACGGCCAACAGCTCACACGGCCGCCACGGATGTTTACGATTGTTATGATTTGTACATGTTATTGGCGCGGGCCTCGGTATGGCTACGTTTTAAATTGTTTGTGGGCCACATGTACCGGCTATGGCGAGATCGGAAACAATCAACAGGTAAAAACACTTAAAAACACTTAAAAACAGATAGCCGATCCGGCTATGATATCGGCGGTGCGCGCTTTATAGTTATATTATTCTATAATCAACACTTAAATTACAATTTTATTTTGAAATATATATATCTATAAATAACAAAGATCAAACACCAAAAACGGCCCAACATGGTACACATGCGGGCCGTTGGATATCATAGGCAAAAACGTACCTGTTTTTAAGTGTTTTTACCCGATTCTATCTGTTTTGCCATGCGTTTAACCCAACGTTGGGCCGGCGTACCACCCCAAAGGGCCCACGCGATCGCGGCTTTACTGGAGGGGTCGCGGCGTTTACTGGCATTGGTGGCACCGTGGCGTGCAAACCATGCGGCCATTAACAATATTTGATCATCATCCACACGGCCGGATGCCAACCGCCGCGCCGTTAACATACCCGTACCGGGTACACGTTTACCGCCATCCTCTTTATATGCAGCTCGTTTTGATTGTGGTAACGATCTATTGTATTCCAACGCACGATCGGCAATCGTACGTATGTTGCGTGGTACCTGATATTGTGGCATAACCCCCCCGTTGTGGTATATTGTATACATGATTATAACCCAAACGTGGCGGTATCATGAATTTGAAAGAGTACGCAATATCACGCAAAATTGTTATATTGATGCGCGAGGGATACCCCCAACGCCAAGCCACGGCGATCGCGTATCGGATGTGGCGGGATGGTGAGTTAAAGCCACCAACACCAAACCAACGCAAACGCAAACGCGAGGATCGCAAACGCCGTTGGCAACGCGAGCGCAACAAAACCCGAGGCCGTTACAATGATTAAGGTACAACACATCATTGCCCCGTATGAATCTAACAAAATCCATTGGGCAAAACGCGTTGCGGTTATGCACAAATATTTGGTGGATGGTATCCAATTGGATCCGGTGTTTGTATCATCCATCCATTGCAACATAACAAGCGGCATGTATGGAATACCCGAAAGATCATTAGAGTACAACCGCGGCCAACAATCTATAATGGCGGCCGTTGCATATTTTGCCACCGATCCCAATAATGAATTGTACGTATTGTTAAATGATGATGGCGAACCGGCACCCGAGGTTGCCGCACAGGCGCGCACATGGCAAACGGTACGCGCCGAAATGGGCCACGATCTCAATATATTTGTGGGTACGTGGGATCAATGGTTAGATCGGTTCATATGACACCCCAACACACCCCCAAACACACCCCCCAACACCATGTGCGCGGGCCATAGGGGGGGGGCACTGCATGAACCACGACTTTTTTTTGATACGTGTAAATTTTTCCAAAAAAAACCAGATATTCGAGGCGTAAAAATGAGTAAATCCAAAACCCCAAAACCAAAAGCCGGTGCCAAAACACCGGCCAAACGCAAAACCAAAACCGGTAAATTTGAAAAGGTGGCCCCGTTGATCATTCAGGCGGTGGGCCGTGGCTCAACGTACCGCATGGCGTGCAACATTGCCGGTATCCATGAATCAACATTTTATATTTGGATGAAAAAGGGCCAAACGGCACCGCATGGTAAATTTGTTGATTTCCGGCGCGATGTGTTGGCAGCTGAAGCGCAAAACGGCGATCGCATGTTGGCGTTGATTCAAGATCACGCCACAAAAGATTGGAAATGCGCGGCGTGGGTATTGGAGCGACGCCACGGATTTGTAAAGGATGGCCGGATCGAAACCGAACAAACCGAGCGCGTGGAAATGCCCACCGATACATACCAATTGTTGCGCAAACAGGCCGCCGATTTAAACGAGGCGATCAACCAAGCACAGGCCGCCCAATCATGGCAAGCGTACGCGGCGTTGCAACGGCAATTGTTGCACGTGGTTGCAAACATACGACAAATCGAGGCCGAAAATCAAATGGGTGATGAATTCGAGGGCCTAACAGATCAACAATTGATTAGTGAGATAACAAACGCCATTATTACGTTACCGCCCGTGTTGCGGCAACAGCTCGAACAAAACGTACAACAATTGGCCAACGTGATACCATTACAAGGGGGTAAAGCATGAGCATAATACAGGCGGCGGCGTGGGGCGCATTTAGCGGTGTATTTTCAACCGTTGCGGTGGTGTGGTGGATACATACCCGGCAACCCGAGGCGGATCCCAATACGGGTTTGGCCGATCAAATTGGTGATTTGCGCGCGGCCATTGATGCGCGTAACGATGTTGCCAAAAACCTAACCGCCACCGATATGTTAACCGTATCATGCGGTGCCGATTGGATGAATACACACGGCCCGATGTTGTGCCGTGAGATGTTTTGCCGTTTGCAAACAAACGGCGCGGGGGCAGCTCAATCCGAATGTGAGGAAATTAGCAACGTGGCAAACAGCGTTGCAATATTTGGCGTGTGCAATGCCGAAAATGTGGATTATAATACGTGTGTGGATTTAGTTACGAGGCGCAAATAATGGCATTTTGTGCGTGTTGCGGGTGCGATCCATGTGATTGCCACGGGGTAAATGATGAGAACAAAAAAAACGGCCAATTTTGGCGAGTGGGTGCGCCGCAATTTAACCACGCATGGCAAAACCATTACATGGTTGGCCGATCAATTGGGATCCAATCCCACAATGATTTTAAAATGGCGAACCGGTACCGAGCCACGGGCCATAAATTACATAATGACGTGCCAAGCATTGGCCAAATTGCGGGGCGATTCCGTGGCCATCGTATTGTGCGAGGGTGCGGCGCATTTGGGGGTGCCTGTTGAGTATTCGGGCAATAACTGGCAACATCCGGAAAATTAAACGCCGTGCGGATGTAAACCCGTTGGCATATTTCCGGCCAACGCCACCCCAACACGCATGGATGCGGGATACATCCAAGATCAAATTATTATTGGGTGGTAACCAAGTGGGTAAAACCATGGCCGCGTGTGCCGAATTGATACACCGATGTTTGGGCACCCATCCGTACATACAAACGGATCCGCCTCCAATACAAGCATTTTTGATCACACACAGCCACCAACAAAGCATTACGATCCAAGAAAAATTGTATAACATGTGCCCCAAAAACGAATTACACCCCGATTGTGAATTTGTGCCGGGGCGTGGGTTTAGAGGCATCCACCCCGTTATTAGATTTCGTAACGGTTCGTTGATCATGGTAAAAACAGCTAACCAAGGTTTGGGCCTTGCATCGTCTACGATCTCGTATGTTGCGATAGATGAGCCGGTTGGCCAAGATGTTTGGGGCGAGCTTGCAGCTCGCGTTTTGCGAGGCGGTGCCGGTGGCAAAACGGGTACAATTGGTATTACCATGACCCCCGTTGGTCAGGATGTAACATATTTAAAAAAATTGGTGGATGAGGGCACCGTATCATGCCACCAAGCCCCGTTAACGGTTGAGGCAACGACGCCAATGGGTTTAAATCCATTGATAGCCCAATCCACCATTGATCGTATTTCCCAAACGTATTTGCCAATTGATCGGGCCGCGCGGTTAAATGGTGATTGGGCCGTGGGCATACCCGAGGGCCGCGTTTTTGATCAATTTGATGAAACAATGATTAGCAGCTTACCCGCACCGCCCGGTGGCCAATATGAATTTGGTATTGGCGTTGATCACGGTTCACAACCAAATGCACAGGTTGCCATATTGGCGGCGATCAACATGGCCGATCCTGAAAAACCGATCGTGTATGTGTTGGATGAATATACGAGCGGGGCCGCCACACCCGAGGCACACGCGCGTGCAATTTTGGAAATGTTAAAACGTAACCATGTTGAGCCGGGCCAATGCCGATGGACAGGCGATAATATCCATTATGGCGGATCGGGCGGTGCGGGTAAAATGAGTAATTCGCTATTGATGCGGGCATTTGAAAAGGTCTTACAATACCCCCCCAACAATTTACCGTGGCGTATTCGTACCGTACGTAAACCCCGTTACAGTGTTTACCATGGCGCGGCGTTGATTCACTCAATACAGGCGCGTAAAAACTTTTTTATCCATCCCCGTTGCCAACGTACTATAATGAGTTTGCAACGTTGGACAATGAAACGCAACCAATCATTACGATCCCGCGATGAATACGGGCATTGTATCGATGCGTTGCGTTATACATTGGTACCAACCATTGATGTAAAATACCAAGCACCCACGGCACCGATCCGGTTTTATTAGGAGCTCCAAAAATGCAACAGCCAATACCCGTTACACCATTTGCACCCACACCCGAGTGCCAAAACCGATGGCAACACACGGCATTGCGCCGCCGCTTGATTATTGGCGCGTGGGAAGAAGATCTAGAGGATGAATTAAGCCGGCATTTACCGGCGGATCGCCGTGAATCATGGGGGCCGGCCGATCTATCATCAAATCCATTTGAACAAATCACCCGCCAATTATCCGTGTTGTACCATGAAACACCAACGGTAACAAACATGCGTGGCAATATTGAGGCGTTAACATCCCGCGAGGGCCTCGTAACAAAATCGGGTTTGTGGCCATTGATGCAACGCACCCAACAAATGGTTATTGGGTTGCGTGAATCGTTTATACGCATCGACGTTAACCCGCACACCGATGTGCAAGCGGATTACCCCGGCATCCAATACCGATTGGTGACGCCTGATTTTGTTTATTGTGAATCGGATCCGGATCGGCCGGATACCCCAACATATTACCGCGAAATGCGTTTGCGCCGCCACCCCGATACCGGCAAATATGATTGGGTTGCGGATGTGTTGGATATTCGAGATCTAGATCAACCAATGTTTGGCATGTTTGCCGTTAACAATGATGGTACATTGGGCGCCGATGTATCGCAAACATATATGGGCCATCCAACACATACCGGTGTTGATTACCCATACCGCGATGCCGATGGCCGGCCATTTTTACCGGTTGTATTGTATCACGCTGAAAAAACGGGGTTTTTGTGGGATAGTTATAACGCCTCACAAATGGTTTACGGTTCTTTAACATCCGCGGTATTGTATTCCATGTGGGTGCATTGTGTACGTGATTGTGCATGGGCCCAAAAATACGTGGCGGGCCTATCGGTTGCGGGGCTATCCCAAATGGATACCGATCAAATTGCACGCCGATCCGCCATTGCCACCGATCCCAGCTCGATTCTAGTATTTACGCAAGATCCGGATGCACAGGGCCAACCGTTGGTCGGCAGCTTTACAAACCCAACGGATCCCGCCTCGTTATTAGATTCAATCAGCAAATACGAAATGCGCGTGGGATTGGCCGCCGGTTTAAGCCCATCCGACATATCCCGCCAATCAGGCGACCCGCGATCGGGGTATGCGTTGGCGGTATCACGTAGTGGGCAACGGGATGCACAAAAGAAATTTGCGCCCGTATTTCGCATGGGTGATGAAGAGCTATTAAGCAAAACCGCGATGTTAGCCAACCGGTTTTTGGGTACCAATTTACCCGAGGATGGTTACAGGGTATCATATCACAGTATGCCATTAACGCCGGACGAAATGCGCGCACAACGTGAGGATATCACGGCCAAATTAACCGCCGGTTTAATATCCCCCGTAACCGCCGTTATGATGATGTTTGATGATATGGATGAACGCGAGGCCCGCGAATATCTAACACAGATCCGCCGCGAGCGCGCCGAATTCCTATAATTGCCAACGGGCATATTATGTATTACAATAACCAAAAACACAACGAGGTAACACCATGAGAACAAAAGAGATCGAGGGCGTCGAATACGTGGCAAAAACCGATATTGAGGCCGCATTTAAAGACCGCATAACCAAATTAAGCGCGCGCGCCGTTACAGCTGAAGAACAGGCGGCGGCGTTGCAAACCGAATTGGATAACACCGCGGGCCGTTTGGCATCGTTGGATACGTTACAGGGTAAAATATCCGAATTGGAGACACAATTAACGGATGCCAACAAACGTTACGACCGCCACAACGCGATGGCCCAAAACGGTTTTACCGATCCCGAATTGCGCGACGCCGTGGAATGGGCATACAATAAAGCGATGCAAGGCAACGATCAACCAGTACCATTGGGCGATTGGTTGGCATCCATAAAAGCCGATCCAACCAACGCGCCGTTGGTGTTGCGCCCACATTTGCAAACCACCCCAACGGTTGCCACGGATACCACCACGGCGGCCGATCCCTCAACATTGGCGGCCACATCCGAACCGCAACCGGCACCCGATGCCATGCAAACGGATGTTGCGCCGGCTTTATTACCACCCCGCACCAATACGGGAGCTCAACCGGCACCCACACAGGCGGGTGATCTGTTAAAGCGAGGGGCTAGCGATATCGAATTTTACCGCGCAAACCGTGATGCCATCCGCAAGGCGTGGCAAAACCGTTAACCATAAACAAACGAGGCGTTACAATGAGTGTTGATTTAACAACGGTTAACCAATTCCCACACACCCGTGCGATTAGTGCAACCACCAATAACACCGAAATATTATTACCACCCCGCACCCGTACGGTTACCATTGGTACAAAAACAGGTGAGTGCAAATTTGCATTTGAGGGCGTCGACAATGGCACACCATCGGCAAACGCGGTATTTGTTGCCAATTATGGTTATTTGGGCGTAAAATATGGCCGTGGTAAAGATCGGCCCAACGCGGTTTATGTTGCCATGCAAGCGGGTACCGGTACCATTTTGATCATATTAGAGGATGAGTAACCATGGCCAACGCTGTATTTTTTCAACAACCGCCAACCGGCCACGATTTTGTAAATGTGAACACGGTTATTATTGATCATAATTTGGGATATGTGCCAAATACAACCATTGTTATTGGGGGGTATGTGGTTACCGCCAACGTACAACACCCAACGGCAAACCGCGTTGTTATAACATTCCACAATTCAGTTACGGGCACCGTTTATTTGCGTTAATATGAACCCGTGGCACCGCCACGCAAACAAACAAACGCAAACATTGAGGATATCCAATCATGGAATTTTTTAGCCCACAAAACGTATTCAAAGGCCAAGTATCAATCGAGGGCGCAATCAGTGCCGATAACCACGCCGTAACAAAACAATATTTAGAGGCAAACGCCGTTGTTGGTATCGCAACCGATAGCGCAAATTATGCCGAGCTCGTAACCGTTAATGGTGAAAAGCAATTGAAATTAAAGCCGCTCACAATTACCGATGTAGCCGTTGATACAACCGCAACCAGCATTGGCGCATGGGTAACGGCAAATTACACCAATGGCGACGAAAAACAAGAGGGTGATATAATCATTCTTACAGGCGTTACAGGTCGCGCGCAAACATGGATCCACAATGGCGGATCGGCCGGTTCAAGTGCAGATTTTACCGAGATCGAGGGCCAAAGTGTAAGCGATGCCGAAGTACGCGCCGCGTTGAGCGCATCAAGTGGTGTTAATTTTAACGCATCCACCGGCGAAATTACAGCCGATCAAGCCGAGATCCGCGGGTTTTTTGCAGCGGGATCGGGCCTATCGTATGATAATTCCAATGGTACATACTCGTTAAATGTTGATAGCGACGGAATCAGCGAGGGATCCAATAATCTATATTACACGGATTCAAGATCGCGCGGAGCTATTAGTGTATCGGGTGCCGGCCTATCGTACAACAGTGGCACCGGTGTTATTGATTTGGCGTTGATCACTGATGATATCACAGAGGATACAGGCGCAACCAATTTATGGTTTACGGATGCCCGCGCCCGCGGAGCTATTAGCGTAACCGGATCGGGCCTATCGTACAATAGTGGTACCGGTGTTTTGCAATTAGCAGCCAATACCAGTATGATCACCGAATCCGGAAATCTATATTTTACGGATGCAAGATCACGCGCCGCCGTATCGGTTGCAAGTGTTGCCGGCCCTGATGTACAATTGTTGCAATACAACAGTACAACCGGTGTTTTAAGCGTTGAGCTATCGGATGTGTTTGCCGAATTTACCGCCGGTACCGGTTTGGCATACTCAAATGGCGAATACTCATTGGATGCAAAAACCGACGATATTACTGAGGACGTAGCCGCCACAAATCTATGGTTTACGGATGCGCGCGCCAGGGGAGCTATTAGTGCCGATTCTGCATCGGATAATATGGCACAATACAACAGTACAACCGGTGCAATTCTGGTAGATCTCGGTGATTTCCGTAAAGAATTTGCGCCGCAATCTTTAACGGCAAATACATTTGCCACGCTCAACCACGGTTTGGGTAAAAAGATTGTACACGTATCGGCGTATGATTCAAGCGGCAATTTAATCCAATTGGATGTGCAATTGGTTGATGCCAACAATGTAAAGGTAAAGAGCGTTGTAAACGTATCAAATGCAGAAATTGTAGTATCTCTTTAATTCCCACCAAAAAAACAATTTGCCTCGGTTGTTTTCCCCCCCTCCCTTGGGGGGTTTTTTTTGGGGTTGCACACGGCGTTTTATTGGTTTATAATTTGGGTGGGTAGGGTCGCACCCGAAACAGCAGTAAAACCCATAGAGAACAAACACACACGTTTTACAAACACATACACCATTGGGGTTTACCATGGCAAATATTACAAACGTATCATTGGTTGGCGATCTACGGCTCCAACAGATGATTAGCCAAGAAATCAAATTATTAATTACCGACGCCCGCAATTTGCGCAACACGCCATTTTTGGATTTTGTTGGCTCAATTAACGGTATGGGATCGGACACAATCCGCGTACGTAAAGCCGGATTAGATGGTTACGATTCATTCCAAGCATTTACCGGCACCGGTGGTACATACAACGAGGATAGCGCGGTTACTGAAACATCGTTAACCGATGGCCACGCCGATATCGTTGTTAAGCGTCAAGCTCTTATGTACAAAATTACCGATTTGGCAAACATGACCGGTATGGGCGCGGATGTTGATCCATTCCGTATTGCTGAATCAATCGCCAAATCATACGAGCTATTATTTGCTGAATTGACCGCATCCACAGTTGCCGGCTTTACTGCATCCGTATCCAATGCGGGCGCGTTGACCATTGATGATTTTATTGAGGCATATCAAACGTTGGAATTGGCTGCGTCCGGTAAAGGTGCGCCGGGGCCATATGTTGCGTTATTGCATCCGGAACAATGGCAAGATCTCCAAGCTGATATTCGATCTGAAAATAACAACGCATTGGCATTTGCGCCGGCATCATATGAGGCCATGAGCGCAAAAGGGCCGGGCTTTAAAGGATCGTACCTAGGTGTTGATATCTATACATCATCACATGTACAAACGGCAACCGGTTTACATGTTGGTGGTATGTGGGCCCCCGGAGCAATTGGATTTGCAACAGGTAAACCCGCCGCGTTGGCCGGAGCTGCTCAATCTATGGATATGGGCGACGTATTGATCGAAATGGAACGCGACGCAAGCCGCGCGCTCACATCGATCGTTGGCCATTGTTATTTGGGTATGGGCGTGGTTGATGCCGATCGCGGTGTTAAGCTCAGTTCTATTAACGATTAAGTTTAAGGTTAGATCCGATTTTTGATTGGATTGGTTGTTTTGTGTGCGGTGCCATTGGTGCCGCACATTTTACAAACCGGTAAAAAAACAAACACACAATGAGGCAAAACATGAATTTTAAAACACAGGCCCAACCGTGGGCACCCCAAAACCCGCACAACGCACAATTGGTATTACCAACGCGCGCCAATCATCCAATGTTTGCCAAATGGTGGCCGGCCAATTGGATGTGGCAAACATTCGAGGTAACGGAAACAATACCGGCAACGGGTAAAGGTAAAGATCAAACGATTACCAAAACCGTTGGCGTATTCGTGCCCAATATCGAGCTTGAGCAAATCAGGCCGGGCGTAAACGGTGTGCGACAACTCCGTGGCGAGATGGGCGACGTATCCAACCGGATCGGCCAATTGCAACGCGAGGGGTGGATCTACCTAGATCCAAAACGGCACGATTACATACGCATGTACGACGCCCGCGGCGGCAAATTTTACACGGATCGTTTTACCGATGTACGAGTATTGGCAAACCGCGTTATTAAAACGTTTGATCGGGATGCGTTTAACCAATGGGCGTTACAATTATTGGTAAAAGGTGAATTGGGGCCAATCGAGCCCGAATTTTGGAAATTGTACGTAACCGATTTCAAAAAGCGGCCGGATCGTTTGGTACGCCAACAACATTTACCCGAGATTAAAGAGAAATTAAACGCCATGCAACAACAAATTGTGGCCATGGAAACATTTATAGAATCGTACAACACGCACGGCATTAACGTGTACCAACCGGTATTAAAATAATGAGTACAACACCATTTGCACCACAAATTAAGATCCCCGAGCTATTCGAGAAAGGATCCGCGCAAACCACCGAATTACCGGTATATCGTGACGGTGCATTGGTGGCCCCAACCGAGGTGCGTTACACCCTATACGATCCAACGCAAAAAAAATTAGTGGATAATGCGGTGGCAACGTATCCCGCCAACGTACCGCAATACACACATGCGGCCACGTTGTTTAATGATGCCCAATTGGGCGAGGGGTATCTACAGGAATGGGCAATCACTATTGGCGGCCGTGTGTACACATTTCGGCGCATGTGTGCCGTTGTGTTGCGCCGTTTGTATCCCGTGGTATCCGATGCCGATTTAACCGCCACGTATGCACAATTGGCGGATTTGCGCCCATCATCATTAACCAGCTACCAAACATACATTGATGAAGCGTGGTACACGTTGATCCAACGTTTGCGAACCGAGGGCGGCGGCCTTGAGTATTTGGTTATGAGTGCCGAGGCATTTAGGGGTGCGCATCAAAATTTGGCATTGTATTATGTATTTCGTGATTTCCACAGCTCATTGGGCCAATCAAACGGGCGTTATTTGGATTTGGCCAATGAACATTACCGCCAATACAATAACGAGTGGAAACAAATAAATTTTGTGTATGATCACAACCATACCGGCAATGCGGATAACCCCGATCAACGCCAAAACAAACAACCGGTGATCTATCTCAGTAACCCCGGCCGTTTGGGTAATTACCGTTGGCGGCGTCGATGAGCGTAACATTTAGCGATTTACGGGCGGCGGTTGCCTCCAATGTTGCCAATGTTAGCGGTATGACGTTGGCCAAAATGGCACCCGAGTATTTTTTACGCCAACAAAACACCATTGCGCACAAATCGTACACGGTGGCCGTTGCACAATCCAATGCAACACCGGAGCGGCAACGGCGGGGTGTTGGTGTATATGTGCAAACAAATGTGGTTGTAACGTTTGCCCATCGTTTGCGGCCGTTGGATGTGTACCCAACGGATTACGATGCGGCTTTGGATCTCGAGCGTGATATTATAAACCAAGTGTTGCAAACATACAGTGTAAACAAGGCGTTTACAATACGCTATAATAGCAGTGTACGCACCGTTGGCGATTCACAGGAATACATAACCGTGGCATGTACATTTACGGCATTACACACAATCACCCAATAAACCCACACACACAGGTATTACAATGGCATACTCAACAGTACCAAAAACAAAACGCGATGGAAAGATCGAGCTAAAGGATGGCACAACCCCAACGGCGGTTGTACTGGAAATTGCATACGAGGATGGCAATTTTTCATTTTCACAGCCGCAACAATTTAGCGAGCTGGTAGTTATGGATCGCGGCAATTTTGCCACCATCCGTAAACAGGATGAACAAACCATTACCGGATCGTTTAGCTTCCATTTTCGACAATTTACCGATGCGGTAAACCTTGGATCCGTACGTGATTTTATCAACAAATCCGGCGCATACAATGCAAACATATCCACCGGCGCAACGGGTGTACCATATGTGGAATTTCATACAATCGATCTAGTGTACACCGCCGAGGGTACCGATTTTGGGGATGATCAGGACACATCCGTAACATTATCGAAATGCGTTTGTTCTTTGGATTTTGCCGAGGGTGACCCATCCGCGTTTACATTGAATTTTACATGTTATGGCGGTGCCGTTGTAGCATAAACCAACAACCACGGGGCGTATTATGTTGGAATTAGGTAAATTAGGGCAACACCAATTGGTTGTGCCTGAATCAATGGCCACATGTTGGGATTTTATCGCCATTTGGAGTAACGATCCCAACAGGGCGCAATTGGCACGTTTGTGTGCGGGTGCAATTGGTGTATGCGTTGATCATGCCAAGATATTACCCGCATACCGTGTTGCCGATGGCGATCCGGTTGGGTATGGCCATACGATTATGGATCGTTTAATGGGTGCGGGTGTTACACCGGGTGCCATATATGAATTGGGCGTGCAATGTATTGTGCAAATGACCACCAAGATCCCAACCGAACAACAGGTTGAGGAAACGGCAAATTTTACGCATCCACCCGAGGCCAATTAGATTTATTGGCTTTACGGGTGGCCCGCCATTGGGGCCAACCGCCGCAATGGTTTTATACATTAGATGAACAAACCCAAATAAACGTATTAGCCGAATACCGATTACACAACAGTACGCCCGAGCAAATCAAAAGCCGCCAAAATGAAATTAAACGGCTACAATTGGAAAGGATGATCGCACGGCAACGGGGGTACGATGGGCCAAACAATACAACAGGGTAAAGCATCGGCAACATTTGATCAGGATATTGATCAGCTGTTTACCGGTTTGTTGGATACCGTTGCACCCAATGCGCGCATTATCATGGATGAATCATTAAAGCGCATACAAACCGAGGCCATTAGCCAATGGCCCAAACGCAAACCTAAATTAACAATAGAGGATGGGCGCGTGGTTGGATCTGAGGAACGATCAAAAAAATCATACCAAAAATTTGTGCGTGGTTTCCGTTTGGATGCCGATGGCAAATTGGTGGTGTATTTGAAAAATACCGCGCCGTATTCGTTTATGATTAAATATGGGATCGATTCGGAAAATGCACGCCGGCAAGATATCATACAACCACGGGGGCGCAACGTTGCCCAAGTAACATTAATAAAACCAATTCGTCAAACGGCAAACGAGGTTGTGCGGGCGTTGGCCGCCGATCTATTTACACGGGTGTAAAATGGCAACAGAACAAAAAAGCATTGAGATCAGTTATAAAGCCGATATCAAAGATCTGATATCCAAATTAGAACAGATCCCAACGGTTACCAAAAAAGAAGCTAAGGCGATGGTAGCGGCGTTGGATCGCCAATTAAAACAAGCCGAAAAGGCCGCCAAACAATCCGCGGATGCGCAAAAGAAAGTGGCCCGCGAAATGGCAAAAGGAGCCCAACGAGCTAAAGCCGATTTTGATGATTTGGCACATAGTGCGGATCGGATGGGTGGCCGGTTGGAAAATGTTGCCGACAAATCGGGCGATATTGATCGCGGGTTTAGTGGTATCGGTTTGGCATTGCGTGGTGTTAATCCACAATTGGCCGAAGCCGCCGATGGTTTGGCGGATACATTTGCCGTTACTGAATCGTTAATAATGGGTTTTGGGTCGTTAAATCCAATATTATTGGCGGGTACCGCCGTGGTTGGTGGGTTGGCGTTGGGGTACATGGCATACACCGCCGAAGTTGAAAAGGCGCGGCAAACCGTGTTGGATCTACGGGATGCACAAAAACAGCTCAACGCATCGCAATTAGAACAACAAGCCAATTTAGACGATGCCGTATCAAAATTGGCAGAAGAAATTAACGAGTACCAGTTGCTCACACAACAGATCGATAAATACGAATACGCCGTAAATAAAGCGGGTTACAGTGCGGCGGCGGCGTTTGATGGTAACATTGAGGCGGCGCGCCAAACCGTAAACACCACCAACGAGGCGTTGGAAACGGTTAAAATGTTAACCGCTGCGTACAACACCAACGAGGCGGCGATCCTGAGTGAAGAACAGATCACACAATTACGCACGTTACAATTACAAAATGATGCCATTGATAACAGTATTGATCTAACCGCACGGAAACAAAAAAGTTTTACCGAGCTATTGGAATTACAAACGTTATTAACCAAGCAAATTCAAAATGAACAAGGCCAATTAGATACGATTGTACAATATCAAAAAACCGCCAAAAATCTAGCCCGTACCCGCCAAGAATTGGAAAATGAATTAGCACAGGCCAACGAAGAACAGGCCCAATCAATGCAAAAACAAGTGGCGGCCAAAAAACAATTGGTTGAGCTCGATGATCCGTTTGATTCGGAGGCGGTACAAGCCGAGATCGCAAAAATTGAGGCCCGAAACACGTTGCAATCCCAATATGCGTTAACACAAATGGATGATACCAACAAGCAAATACAGGCGGTACAAGATCGGTACGATGCCGAATATGAGCAATTATTACGGTTGGGCGTTATTAGTGGTGAACACCAATTGGCCCAAGATATGGCCCATGAATTGGATAAAGAGCGATTAGCCGAAATAGACGAAATATTAAACGCCAATCATGAAAAGGAATTAGAGCGCATCAAAGATCGGCGCAAGGAAAATTACGAGGGTGTAAAAACCGTTGTATCGGGCATACAAACATTTGCCGCCGCAATGACCACGTTTTTAGAACAAACCGGCCGCGCCAATGGTGAAAATACGAAAAAACTGTTTCGTATGAATCAGATCGCCGCCATTGCGGATATTGCATTTTCAACAGCTGAGGCCATCGCGGCCGCGTTGGTGTATCCTCCAATTTTACGCGGGGCCGCCATTGCCACGGCAACCGCCGTTGGGGCCGCGCAAACCGCCGTGGTTGCATCGCAACAGCCGCCACAATATCACATGGGGGGTATGGCACCGGATGAACGATCGGCCACGTTGTTAACAGGTGAGGCCGTGATCGACCGTACCACCGTACGCAACATGGGCGGCCCCGAGGGTGTGCGCCAATTGCAAAACCAACGCACAAACAACACCGATACGGTTATAATACAACCGTTTAAACACATCGATCGATATAACCGCGCGGCGCGTAAACGCATGGGCCGTAAACATACGGGGGCATATTAATATGGGCACCAATCGCACACCAACACATGTACGTGGTTTTATCACGCCATACGAGCTAACAACCAACCACATTTGGCAACAGGAAACAACCGCCACACAGGGTACGGCCCGCGCCGGTATCCCAACCGAGGTTACCAAATCGGGTTTGGTATTGGGTGCGCGTGGTTTACAAACCGAGGCGGTGGATGTTAAAACCCTCGAGGGTGGACACGTTAACCAAAATGCCAAATTTGGTTGGAAATATGCCACCGATGCCAGTTATTACGGCCACAACATGCCAAACGTTGTTACCGATGTAACCGCCGTGGCCACGTTAAATTTGGCGGGGCAAAAATTCATTGTGCGCGATGCCGTAACATTAAACGATGGTACCGTATTGGTTGCCATTGAATACACCACGGCCACAAATAACAATGTGCGAGTATATGCGATCGATCGTGATGGCAATACATCATTTACCACGGTTAACGGTGTTGCCGTATCCACGTTGGGGGGTGAATTACGCCACCCGTGTTTGTGCGTGTTGGATAATGGCAACGTGTTGTGCCTGTTTTACTCGATTGATACCGCCGCGAGCCTCGTAAATATACAAGTGTACCAAACAACCGATAATGGTGGATCGTGGGATCTCATATCTAACCGGGCATTGATCAATGATATATCATTAACCGGCATTGATTCATTGAATAAAATCACGGCGGCCGCCTCACGTACACAGGTGTGTTTATTCATTGAAACAGCTACCAACACCGGCACAAACAAAAACAAGGCATACCAATATGCCAGCATTTCACAGGGTGCCAAATTCGATTTGGTGGGCTCGACGCCTGTAACATCAACCGTTTACCGTTTGCATGAAATCGATATCGTACAACACAATGGCGTGTTTATTTTATCGTTCATACGTAACGATGATCAAATGGGCGTTACTCAAATAACCGATGCGTACGATAATATTTTTAATGCGTTGGTATTTTCCAACATAACAACCATTGATGGCGATTTTTTGGCAACATTGGGCGGTGTTGGTAACGATGTATTAACCAATGGTGATAAATCCATGCACATCGACACCGACGGCCGTATTTACATTTACGCGCGGTTACTCATTAACAATTTGGTGGGCGTGGCGTATTCGGATACCGCCGGCCAATCGGCAATTGATTATGGGCGCACGTGGCATTTTATCAAAGATCCAACCGCCACGGACAATTTGAGATATTCAAAAGTGATCGATTGTGGAGGCGTTGGGGATGTTGCCAACATTACAACCACATCATACGATGGCCAACAATTGATGTTTAACAATTGGTTGCCCAATGGCACCAATGCGTACCAACACAGTATAATAATGATGCGTTTGGGGATGTGGGCCACACAAAATTACCCGCGTTACGTTAAATATGCCACCGATTCGGATTATACCAGCCCAACGCTCGATTGGTTACCGGCCGATCTACCAACACAGGGTGGCCAATGGAGTAAAACAACAACCGGTACACCATCGGAAACATTAACCGGTGCGCGTTTGTACATCCGTTGCCCAGGCGGGGCCGCGTTGCAATATCGCACGGCCATTACGGATAAAAGCGAGGGCGTACTATTACATGCAAAATTGGATGGTGTTGTGGGCGGCGGTGCCTCGCAAGGTACTTACATCGGTGTGCAAATCCAAACACCAACCAGTAGCACACAGGGGTACCACGTGCGGGTGTACATTACGCCCACATCGTTGTATTTGTATGATGCGTTAAATAGTACACAGCTCGATAGCGTTACAGGGTTACCCGAGGGTGAGCGCGCTTTGTTTTTGCATGTGGATAATAACAGCGGCCGCGCCAATTTGTATTACGTTACAAAACAGGGCCCACGCCAATATGCGTTGTTAACCGGATCGGCAATTGCCGGTGCGCAAACGGCCAACCAATACATTTGGGGCGCAACCAGTACAACGATCGGCACCGAGGCCAATTGGGCATATTTCAGTGTATCGGAAAATGGCGAAATGGGGATCGGTGTGGATGGTGAGATCAACGGCAAACAATACCCGGCGTTGGGATATTATGCGGCGTTGGATGCCGGCCTATACATCACAACACAGGATGGGCCCGCCCGCCAATCTGATTTGTGGGATATACAACCGCAATACGATTACCCAATTGATCGGGTGTTGTATTCCGTATCACCCACACGCGGTAACGAGTGGCGATCCGATACAGTGGCCGATCCCGATGCCGATACAGTACCACAAAACAACATTGCGTGGGCGTTGGATGTGGATGCCCCAACGGCTATTGCCTACCCGAGAAATAAAACATTGGGGTTACATTTGAGCGGCGTTAATTTCCGGCGGTTCTTTTTGGATATGTACAACGGATCCACATGGGTACAACATTGCACGGTTGCAAATCAGGTTGGGCCCGATTGGGATTTTACACGATCCGGTAACACCGTTGTGTGTGCGCAAAATGTGGATGGGCCATTTTTACATTATGGCGAGTGCGTGGATTGGTATTTGTATTTGTATGATGATAACGACGATCTAACCGTGCGTAAAATCATCCAAAATACCGAGGGTGTGATCGATAATAGCAGCACAACAAAAACCGTTACATTTACCATATTGGAGCCAACCGGCGCACCCTCGTTTGGTTATGCGCAATTGGTGCCAAATGTATGTACCGTTGTGTTAAACAGTGTGGCCGCATTATCGGCGTTGCGTATCCGTATTGGTACCCAAAAAACCAATGAGGGGTATTTTAAGATCGGCCATATGGTGTTTGGCCCCGTTGTGTTGCCAGCTACTCAATATGGGCGTGGGCGCACAATCAATTTTGAGGCCAACACGGATATTAACGAGGCCCAAAACGGCGTATTACATACCCGTGTAAATGGCCGCGGTGGGCGCACGGTGCGTATTGCATGGACAGATGGCATCGACGTTACAGAATTGCACAACACAAACCCCGATCCGGATTATTACACCACCAAAACAGGCGGCCAACCGGTGGCGGCGGTTGCCAGTGCGCCCACAACCATGTACGGCATTGTGCAACAAATGCAAGGCGCGCACGATGCGTTGGTGTATTTGCCAACGGTGTACACGGAAACCAGCACCAATTGTTTGTTGATCAATCGGTACCACGATCATGTTATGGTAACGTTGGGTAACGATATCCAAATCGAAAATGTGATAGGTGACGAAAGCAAAAACGAGGTGTTGCGCGTTGGCACCGTGGTTATGCGTGAGGTGCGTTAATGATAGATCCTAAAGATTTGATCGGCGGTACGCCGGTGTTTTATGTGCAATTTGAATACAATTCACGGCAATACCGGTTGGGAGAAATTGCCATAACAGTACAGGGCCCCGAGGGTGATATTTTATACACCGATGGGTTATTGGATTTTGATTATACCGAGGCCATGGGATCCGAGGGTGATATTGAAGAAAACACCGTATTGTGTAAATTGGCGTTGCCAAATACCGATGTGTTGGATTTGCACAACCGCGGTTTGGGTATGGATAACGTAAACGCCGAATTTGGTTATTACATTGTACGCGTTGGCCGTATTGTACAAACGTATAATGATCGCGTGGTATTGTACCGTGGCCAATTCGAGGCACCGCAATTTGGCGATCCAAACGAGCCCAATAATTTCGTGGCCGTATCTATTGAGGCACACCCGCAAACGCCCAACCAATTGTTATTAAACGTTGGCGTGATTGATGAACGATTCCCGGATCGGGATATTGATACCGCCGATGGCAAACCTTACCCAATTGTATTTGGCACCCCCGGCGATCTCACATCCAACGGTATCACCCGCGAGATATACGCCACGCCCGCGTATTGCATTAAAAAATATGATTCTCACAATGCCCAATTCATGATATGCGGGCATGATATTGTTACCAGTGTACCCAACACCGTTAAAATTATTGATGATTTGGGCCAAACCACCACCAAAACCCCCGTGCGATCCGTTGATCAATATGGCAACGTATACCATTACATAACAATTTTGCCATCGGATAATGTTGCTATGCCGGGTTACAGTGGATCCGGATCCTCGCAATCATGGTGGGTACATTGGGATCGCCCCGCATTGCCTAACCGTTTTGGCACCGATCCCAGCTCGGTAACGGGTGAACCGTTAACACGTGCGGGGGATGTGTTATTATTTGGGATGTTGCGCACGGGGCAAACGGTGGATGTTGGCGCATGGGCCAACATTACCGCAATATTAAACACGTACAAATTGGCGGGGTACATTAACGATCCAACCATGTATGCGTGGGAATGGTTACAGGGCAACATTTTACCGTTGTTACCGGTATCGATCCGCATGGGCCCCAACGGTTTACGGCCGGTGGTGGATTTGCTAACCATCATTAAACAATTGCAACCCGTGGCACGTTGGCGAGTGGATGATAACAGCGAAATAACGCAAAACGGGCCAATAACACAGCTAACCGAATCGGTGGATATTATAAACGATTATACGGTTGAGTACGGTTATAACGGGTTTGGTGATGATTACGCGGGCATATCTCGGTGCCGTGCGATACGCCAAACCAATAACGAGTTAAAGACCAACGCCGCCGTGGCCTCAACAAACCGGTATGGTGTTAAACAGGGTGCCACACAAACCAATTATGTATACGATAGTGCCACCGCGGATATGATAGCCGCCACATATGTACAGGCAAACGCGTTGCCCCGGTTCGAGCTCTCAGTACATGCCAACATGCAATACGGTTACATACAAATAGGTGATATAATCGAGTTAACGGCCCCGCGGTTGGCGTTGCAATCCCAAAATGTGATTGTTAGCGGCAAACGATGGGCGGGCACCGTTTGGGCATTTGATTTACAATACATTTTGGGCCAATCATGATCGTATTTATTGACAGACAACACGCCGGCAAACCCGATAAATTAAACGATCGGGGTGCAACGGTTGATTGTGATCACGATGGATCGCCGGATATGGAGGCGATGATCACGGCCCGTTTGGCTATACAACTCGAACAATTGTTAATGTTGCACGGCCACATGGTTATGCCAATATCGGATGGCACATACACCCAACGGCATAAACGTGTTAACGAATACGCCGCGATGTATCCCAATGAACATTGTATTTATTTGGCGATGCACTTAAACGCCGGCGGTGGTACATACGGCGCGTTTTTTCATCATCACGCATCCAAACAGGGCGCGGCGTTGGCAACCCACATTGGCCGCCAAATGATGCAAAACAACATTGATATTACGGATTGTAAAACCATTGCCGCCCATCCCGAGGGATGGACAAAAAACGCGTTTTACACCATACGAGGCGTTGGCCGCCCCGTGGCGTTGTGTTGTGAACCGGTATTCATGGACAGCCCGCGCGGCAAATTGGATAACATCACATTGGCACGTATTGCGGATGCCATGGCAACCGGTATACACCAATATTTTTTGGAGCTGTAAAATGAGTGAACAACATGTTTTAGAATTTGCCACGGGCCCCGTTGCGGCGTTGGCGTTGTGTATTATGGCAATTTGGGTTGTGGCCCGTTGGTTGGCGCAAAACGTGCCGGTATGGGTTGACCGCCATTTAAACCAGATCGATAACATGGTGGAATCTCATAACGAGGATCGCGAGGTTTACCGCGAATCAATGCGCGAGGTAAACCGGAGTATGCAAACATTGCATGGTGATCTAACCGTACTAAAGGGCGACGTTAAAGAGATTAAAGACAAAATCAGCGCAAATCCGGCCGGCCAATCGGTGCAATAATTTTTGTTATCGCATCGGGCGGCAACAAATCAAAATGGCATTTTACAAACACTGTAAAATCGTGAGTATCATTGCGCACAACGAATTGCGGCAAATTAGGGTGGTAGCGTTGCACGGTGCCGATCAATGTTTTTGTATCGACGATCGCAATGTACACCCGGCCGTTAAATGTGTGGGCCTCAATTGTATAATCGGGCATCAAATGGCCCAATGCCAACAGGTTTAACATTTTGGGCAGCTCGCATTGTACGTTGGGGTATCGAGTGTTGAGCCATCGCATACTAAAGTGTTGTTTTGGCATACCATCCCAAATACGCGCGGCAATGCCTTGTTTACCGTGCAAATAATCAATACCATGATCGCGATCATGATCGGTTCCCAATACGTTTAACCATTGGGAGCTCCAACCGTTTGCCACCAATACCGGCACAACAATTTGCTCAAATCGACGATGGCCGCGGGGGATATTATCACGTTTTTTTATCATGTGATCATAATAGCATAACCGCCGTTGCATTGGGCATTGTGTGCGTGTACAAAAGGACAAATTATCAACATATGTAAAGAAATTTGTATATTTTTGTTGCATACATATGTATGCCATGTTATATATATGTATACACAATCAAGTGTATATATCAAAACAACCAAAACAACCAAACGAGGCAAAACAAATGCAACCATATGTATCATACGAACAGGCGCAAATATTATTAGAAGAAATGCAAAACGGCAACATGCCAACCGATACCGTATACAAATTTATTAGTAAGGGTAAAAATGGCGGTTTGTTCAGCTGTGTAATTGAATACAACGAATATGATCAACAATTTTATTTAAAGGCTACAAACGTTTCTAAAGAAGAATTTAAATTACCACAAAATTACCAATTACCACATGGTTATACAATGCAAAATGTAACCCAAATAAGTGAGATACCATCAACCGATATTGTTGTGTGTGTACTTGGTAGTGGCCGCCCCGAGTGTGGTTTAATCATGGTATTAAAACCGTTTGGATTCCATGGCCGTTTCCCGTGTAATTTTTTAATGCGTGGCCGTTTTAGTAATCGCATTTGTGAATTATCGAGTGATGAACAAACACAAATTGAATTATTCGTAAACAACCTATAAACAACCAAACCGGTTTGTTTTGCGTGGTACAAATCAACCTATACGCGATTTGTGCCACGTAAAATAAACCACCAACCGAGGCAAAACAATGCAAACCAAAATATTAATTATTACTTACGTATCCGGCAAAATGGAATGGATGCCATACACCGTTGCCGCGTTAGAACATATCACCACGTGCCACGATCTAGTGGAATCAATGCAGATCGTACCGATGGGCCAAACCAATATGCCAGCAATGGCAACCAACACCCGCGTGTTAATTATCACACATGTAACGGGTATCATGGAATGGTTACCAATGGACGTTGCAACATTGGATTACGTTACACAATCGCACGAATTAATAGAATCAATGTATATTGTTGAGGGGGTACAATGAACAAACAACAGGCACACGAGCTAGGCACAACGATCGGCCAATGTATAATGGCATTGGGCGGTGCGATGTTAATATTTCCAGCGTTTAAGGCGTTGGCATATCTGGCAACCATTTACAACACACTATAGAGGTACAAAATGTTAAACATGGAAAATACAAAACACCGCC